TTATTGGACATGGTGAATCTTATTCGATAGAACTTTTGAGATGTATTGTTGAGATGATCCAATTTCATTTGCAATAAAAGATTGTGAATAGCCTAATTCGTGAAGCTGGTAAATCTTCTTTATATCGATATCCGAAAAAGCGACCTTTCGATATCTCAGCTTGCCCCTCTTATCGAGATACTGCTTTACCTTTAAATTAGGCTTGCGCTGATTATTGGTAACGAGATATTCCTTTCGTTCGGCCCGCGTCAACCATTTTAGATTCTCAATCCGGTTATTCGATCTGTCCCCGTCCAGGTTGACAGGAAATAAATATTCCTGGTCCTTACACGGCTTGAAAGCCATTAACACCAACCGCGCAATATTGGTCCTTACCTTGTAGTTGTTTTGGAGGATGACACAGACGGAGTAATTGTTGTTATAGATACTGGGTTTGATCAGGACACTTCTAATCTGTCCGTTGCGCAATTCGTACTCTCTTTTAACCCTGCCAAGATTGGAGTAAAAGTATTCAGCGGTCTGCGGGATCGTTCCCCAAATCTCTCCAGGCAGGTCTACAGCTTGTTCAACTGCACGGCGTTTGCGCCCGGCCCGGCTGCGGTTTGTCAGCGCGACATATTCCGCCTCACTTATACTAATATTCTTATCTCTACTCGGGAGAACGATTTCACGCATTTTCAGCAGGGGTATATTTATTTTTCAATCGGATTGTTTTAATCACCACATCCCGAGCCGTTCCCCACTTGAGGTTAGATAAGGTATCGTCCTTTGTATTGCCGTTCATGTGCAATACATTCGGATAATGCTTTGGATTAGGGATAAACGTTAACGCCAACATACGAGCCACCAACGGCGCTTTTCTTTTGCCTTTGGCATCTACCATATTGACTTTGTTGTAATATTTACCGAAGGATTGGAGGAATGTTCCGGTTTCGATGTTCTGAATTAAGCCGGTGACCGGATTGGCAGTGTAGGAGGGATAACCAGGAATTAACTGGGGTTTCGTTGGAAACTTCGTTTTGATCGACATAACTTTTTCTTTAGGAGTTTAGGAAATATGCTCGCCAGTGGTTTCGCATCTTTGTATTGATCGAAATAGTTATCAGGCACATAAATTTTAGACAATGATTTGCTTACCCACTCGGGCATAGCCACAGTAGAATAATACATTTTAAAAGTCTTTTTCGATGATTACGGGATCGAGAGGATTAGAGAAAATATCCTGCTGGAATAAGCGGAGTTTTTCGATTAACTGTTCGTCCGTCCAGAAATATGGGTCATCACCACCTTTGCGGCGCATCAGGGTAACGAGTATTGCGGGAACCGATAACTCAGGGACTTCATCGACGATGTTGAGTAGTAATTCTAATATTGTCTTACGCTGAGTGTAGAATTTCTTTAATTCGGGAGATTGCTTGGGCATGTGAGCGGCCAATCTTTTATCCTCATACAAGGTAAATTGGCCCGAGAGATTTACGCCAGTGATGGCGTTGCGCTTAATGGAGCGACTTTTAAATTTACGGTCCCCAAAGGTGCAACCACATAGTAGACACTAACGGTTGGGAGTGGGGTTAGTTATAGATATAATATAAGAACGAATAAATTTCAGAATAAGGACAACTGTTGCCTAGCAATCCTTTCTTGCTCTCGAAGTTTGAACCAGTGATTAGCATGGTTATTTAGATCGGAAAGACCGTAACAGCCGTTATATAAGCCAGGATTATTAACCTTACACCACTTTACGAAATCCTTCCCATCGAAACCCTGCTCATTCAAAATCTTTTCTGCTTCACTTAAAAACTTGAATCCATTCGGCATTAAATGTATCATTGTTTTCTTCTCAAAGATACGGCTGAAACGGCGTGATTGCAAGCCTTGCAGGGGCTAAAGGTGTCAACTGATTTACTTTACTTCCGCATAAATATCACCTCTCAAAATCTTCCCAATCTCAGATTTGTTTGTCTTCAATTTACGTCGAGCGGGGCCAATAGATGCTCTTAGCTGAACGGCTGACACAATTGAGGAATAGGTGTGATAAGGTCTGCCGTTGCTCATAACCTTTCGCAGCTTGCGGATATAACGGATTTCGTCAGGGGTAAATTTTCTCTGTTTCATTATGCAACTTTGAAGGGCTGATATTTGGGAAGCGGGATTTTCGAGAAATCATACATTCCTGTCTCGCCGGTTTTATCCAAATCCGAATCATCCAGAATTTTGTAATCGATATGAAGGGAAAACCATTTTTCCTGATCAATGTCTTTACCTCTAAAGAATAATTTCGGATTTAAAAAGGTCTTTTCCTTATCGCGGATGAAAATGTTTTTCTTAAAGAGACGGCTTGTGATGTTATAAAAGCTGTCCTTCGTAATCTTCGTTATATCACATATCTCAGATTTCCTATCCGGGGTCAATACGAGTTCGTTGGATGTATACTCTACATACTTGAGACATGCCAGGACTATCGCAATTTCTCCCCTGCTGCATCCGATCAGCTTGCCAATGTCTTTGTAATAGGTTAATATAAAATCGCCGGTTCGTTTGACTTCTTTGGTGACGCTGACAATTTCGGTCACCTCCCCGGTAGTTCCATTTATTGTTTGAGAGCGAAGGACTGTTTTCTTAGACATGATCTCATTCTTTTTATACAACAAAATTAATCACAAAAAATGAGAGATGCAAGTTTGAGGTGTCAACCATCCCTTATATGGTATAAACGTGTAACTCATATAGCATTTTCGTGTAAAAAGCATCTAACAAAACTTGCTAGGTTTTATAATTGCATTCGATTAGATCATCTCATCCTGGCAGTGATTCATCGGAAATAATTAGATTATATCATTGTGGCAATGAGATTTGTTCATCCCCACAATGAGATTGTCTCACTCCCACAATGAGATCGCGAAGACTGATTTTTTCGTGTAATGAATTGATAGTGAGTCAGGAAGATCCGTTTTGCCCCAAATCGCTCCCTCTACTCTTTTCCAGTGGCAATATCCCGTATTTGCTTTCTATGTAAAAAAGAGCTGGACCCGGATAGTGAATGGAGAAAGAAAAGGTCAGCATATGATATTTTTGGAATGGAGGGTGGATAGGTCCGCTTCGCGCCACGTATCACGAAGATTTCAGTCAAATTTCCTCAGTAGATCATCGACAGCATGAAGGCAGACGCGCCGCCTATCATTTTCCGATTTGGGTTTATAGTCTTCTTTGGCTAGAGAAAGATATCTGTCTAAAAAGTACATCATTCGGTGAAGGGTGTAAACTCGCCAATCCAGCACGTCCGTTGCACTTGGTTTGCGCGGCCTGTTATCGATGAAAGAAGCCAGCTTAATAATTTCGTCATGCTGCACTTTAAAATAATCTGCTGTCCTGTTGAGGTCTCGAAAGATCAGTTTATCAGAATTGGCAACTTTCCGCTTCGCTACGACCAAAGACGTTTTCCATATCGATGCCCAATCTTCGGGGCTGCATTCGTTCAACAGGTCTTCAATGTGTTGGTATTTCTGTTGGACCAAATTCGATTGTATGAATTCATATAGAGCTATCATACCATGAAGGTAAGGGACCGGGGAAAATACTGATCCTGGAAAGGGAACAAAAGTTACTCGTTTGGTCCCATAAAGTTACCTGCATAAAAAGCCCCCGGAGATTACGTGAACCGGGGGAGATTCCTATATAGATATAAAGGAAACCTTTAAACCAAAATCAATACGAGAAAATCTTGCTCATAACTATTTTGATGGAAACAAAAATCCCCCGATCAACTTGTATGCTTAAGAAGGCGGGGGTTTTTTTGCTTGAGAGCGGGTTCTTACCACTCAAGGTAGACTTACTACCTAACCTCACCTACGAATACCACATATGAGTAACTAATGCCCTGCCTTTGTTTTTTCATGTTGATTAATTGCACTGTCAAGGTCCGGGATCAGGCCAACCGGGAAGGAATATATTTGTTGATGCGTTTTATAATCCCAAATGCTGTACAACCTATTGTAGTCATCAATATTCAATCCATATCCTTTATAACCTTCTATCGGGCGAAGGCTATAAGCAACGATTGCAATTCCCGCTCCGACAATCATGCCGCCGATAAGAACTGCCAGATAAGTAACGTATCGTTTTGATTCTGCAAAATCTGTTTCCTGAGTGGTCATTATTGTATTATGATGTTAGTGAAATATCCATAACCGGGCGTCTTTGAAAAAGGAGTGCCATTTGAATTCCAATCGCTGCCGCTGTATATCCCGTAAATCAAACTGTCCTGAAAGATGACGGTGAAATTAACATTGTCGCACTCTATTGCAAATCCCCGTGTCATGTATGTAGCTGAACCAATACAGGTCATTGTGTCGTTGCGGATGTTATCAAAGGGAAAATTCAATTGGACACTAGCTCCTGATCCATCAGAAGCGAAAAGGCCAAAAGTTCCACTACTGGCAACATTCGCCCCGGTAAATGTATATTCAGGAAATGGCTGACCATACGAGAAGCTGAGAGTAGAATTTGGAGAGGTTGGGGCCTGTCCTGGCTCCCACGCATTGTTGTTTTGAATTGTTCGCTTTGTGCAAGATAGAGCCAAAATAAGAATAATGAGGACTAACAGCAAGGCGCAATTGATAACAAGCAAATGAGTTTGCAGCGGGAATTTTCGTTGCATATAATAGGCGGTTTGGTTTAACAGTTAAAGACAGTGCAAAGGTCATTGGGCGGGATCGACTTCTTTTATCAATCGGCTATCTCTATAGATATCCGGTACAGCGGGGCCAGGAGTGACCCAAACAGAATCACCGACTTTCGGGTTTTTGTAATAGATATGATCTTTGGAAATGCTGTACTCAACATCTTTCGTGGACACTTGTACATTATTAACACCCAGTTCCACAATTTTCCCGTTGCGTTTTCCAGCGGGCGGCGCGAAGCAAAGGAGAGTAATAAACAGTAGGAAAATTCTCATGGCAGTTGATTTAATCGTTGGTTCATCTCAATGTAAATACGTAGATGAACTAAATTTAACCACTTAGAAAATAAATAGTAAACACTTGTGTTTGAATTGTAGGTGTGAGCCGTTGTATATATGACAGGAATAAAAAACCATCCCCGGCTGTGGGGATGGCAATGGATAATAATGAGCAAGATATACGCTACTAGGTTAACGAGCCGGGCCAATATGAAGCCTTCAAAACGAATATTGATGGCTTATTATGTCCACTTAAAAAATCTGCAATTGAAGTAAATAAAAAGTCGGGAGTTAATTAGGCTCCCGACCTTAACGATTCTGCGATTCTTGTTCTCTCCCTCTCTTTAAGGCTGAGGGCGGAAACCTACACTAAACAAAAACCATAACCATTAAACCTTATCCTATTAGAATTCTAAGCTACGTAAGTGTTTCCGAATATAACACCGTGAAAACACCTTTTTTTTAAATTACCCCGAGAAGACGCGGATAACCCGAGAAGACCGCAGTTAGATCGCAGTGGGAGTATTATATTATCCGTTACCTTCGGCTATCAGAAGGTGCGAGTAGAAAAAATTAAGGGTTTCGACTATTCACGTTCTATCCTGAGCCATTCCGAAAGGAGTGGCTTTTTTCATTTCATCAGCTTGTCGGATCGTCGGTATCATTTCATTCATCTATTATATCTGCTACCCGGCTAACATAAAAAGACTATGGCGTATCTCGCAACCTTCGGACATGAGAAGAAGTTGGTAGATATCTCTCCCATCAAAGGAGTGGCGGGGCAAACCTATTTCATTATGGTAGATGGATATTATCAAGGGGCCATAACGCTAATCAAAGGACAGTGGGTTGCTCACTTAAATAGAAATGCTGTATTGACCGGCGACGATGTTTCAACAATCATATCGATGATCCAGGATAGGGAGGTTACCTAACCAGGAGGTTAACCAGGATCAACCAGGGATAGAATAGGCCATTGGTGGGAAATCCAAATAAGGCCAAAATGAGGGGATTGGGGCTCAAACCAGGCGGTCCAAACCGTACATAACTCATTATCAACAATATAGTTAGTAGTTATTTTCACCACCATACTGATGCAAAATTTAAACACTTAACCTAAGTGGGAGTTTTGCCCTCATTTACCCACTTAAAAAACCAAATTGATGCCCCAAAATGGGAAAATAGACGGTTCGGTGGGAATTTCACTCGATTCACCTGTTTATCCTTCATTGATTCTCCCATAATGGGACCGCTGGCAGATCAGGAGCCGGTGGGGACCAATCCAGTAGGGTATTCCATTCTGGACTACTAACCTATATTAACTCTCAATTGATTACACAGCTTTTAGACAAATAGTTAGTCAAATGACCCCTAAATCCTTTCTCAAACACATTACTATGTACAATATGAAAGATGACGCTCTCAACCAGGAGCAATTCGACACACTCAACCAGGAACGCGCTGAATTTGTGAAGCTGCTAACTATCGGATACACAAGGAATATTACAGCCGGTTGGTTAGCTAAAATGAGATCAATTCATAACGCACTATTCGGGGGAAACGTCAACGTCAACTGTAACAAGTGCATTATTGACGCTATGCGCAGACTTTGGCGAAAGATGGAGGCTTTTGAAGCGATCCAAGCAGCAAAACAGGCCGCTGCGGTCATTGATGAGCCAATCCAGCCCACTGAGCCCATTTCTGGACCAGTTGCCTTGCCAGAAAAGACCCCTGTAGAAACGCCTCTAATAGCCTCACAGACCCTAACACCTATTCAAAATGAAAGCAAATCAGTCGCCGGCAATCAACCAGCCCCTACCAAATCCGTCACAACTACCTCAAAAACAGTTCACTCGGCAGGAAATAGTAGATCGCGGCATACGGCATTTGTCAGAAGGAACCCTAACCGCATTTGAGATAGGGAAGGATTTGGGATTAACTCCTAAACAAATCAAATTCTGCGAGTTATATATGTCCTTGCGAAAGGATTATTTCGGCAACGGTATCCAGGCTGCTGCTGATGCCTATGGAATCGAGATCAGTAGTCCAGCGGGCCGGGCAAACGCATCCAGGTACGCAAGCCATGCGTTAGCATCAGACGGAGTTAAGTTGTTGTGTGCTATGCTATTGAGCCAGGAAGGATTGAACGATGAACACGTTGACAAACAGCTTGCCTTCCTGATCGAGCAGAACGCGGACCTCAAGAGCAAGATCATGGCAATCAAGGAGTATAACAACCTGAAGGGACGAATCAAGAACACCACCGAAGTCATTCATAAACATATCGTTGACTTCTCAGCCTACACAGTCGATGAGTTGGAAACCTTTACGAAGCTGATGGAAAAGGGAATGATCAAAGACGATCCACAAACGGGAATAGGCTTATAACATCTTCACAATGTACGACTTCTCACGGGTGCCACTGCCCCCACCCACTACACATTCGTTCACATCGTCGCGCTCGTCCCAAGATGGGAGAAAGCGCGGTGGGAATTTTACGTCAAAGAGGTCGCTGAGGGGTGACCGGGTATCTGTAGGTAATACGTCCAATTTTGCAAGCGAATCGACCCCACCCCCCAATGATCCGGGGACTGATCCAGTTAACCCCCCTTCCCCTGATCCAATTGCTCCAGGTGAAACAATCTCATCCCCACAATTAAACAATCTCATTGAAAAAAGCAGTACGCTGAAACGCACATCAACTCTCAAGAAAAAAAGTGGTACGCTAAAACAAACATCGAAAAAGACCGCACCCAAAATTCCAACCTCCCCAATTGATTCCAGCCAGAAAAATTTGCCTCAGTTCACAATGGCAGATTTGACCGCTGCGAAAGCGGAATTGTGTAGAAGATCGTTTTATCATTTCCTTCAGGAGTTTTGGGGTACGATCATTCCCGAAGTTCCTATTTGGAATTGGCACATCAAATATATCTGCGATCAGCTTCAGGAGATCGGGGAAGGGATTGCTCACCGGCAGAAAAAGAAATCGGATGTTATTATCAACGTTCCCCCTGGTACGAGTAAGACTACGATATGCAGTATAATGTTCCCTGTGTGGTTGTGGGTAATTGACGATACGATCAAGATCATTACCGGCTCTTACTCCAAAGAACTTTCTACGGTCCAGGCAACAAAGGCCCGCGACATTATCATGAGTGACAAATTCAAAAAATACTTTCCATATATCCAGATCAAAGAGGATCAGAACAACAAGCTGAACTATGAAACCAAAAGAGGTGGAGCACGTATAACTACCTCTACCGGGTCCGCGATCACTGGACAACACGCGCATATATTAATTGTCGATGATCCGCAGAATCCCGAACTCGCCGATTCAGAACCAGAACGCGAGACAACCAACGCATGGGTATCGGAAACGTTATCTACCCGTAAGATCAACGCGGAAATTTCTGTGATGATGATTATTCAGCAGCGACTTCACGGGCAAGATGTGACGGGTTATTTGTTGACGAAGGGAAAGGAGTACTATCACATATGCCTGCCCGCAGAAATAAATAAGACAATTAAACCCGCGTCCCTGGCTGAGAATTACAAAGATGGTTTACTTGATCCGATCAGGCTTTCCCTTTCCACACTCGCTGAAAAGAAAATTGATATGGGGACCAGGGCATATAACAGCCAGATCAATCAGAACCCGCAAAGCGATGAGGACAGCATTCTAAAAGAATCCTGGTTTCACGTTATCGATCCCATCGAGTTTGAAACGCTATGCAATACCAATAAACCCCGCTTTGAATTTTTCGCGGATACTGCTTATACGGAGAACTCCAAAAATGATCCGTCCGTTATTCTTGCATGTGCCAAGATCGGGGAACTTCTTTACATCACTAACATCAGCGTTGTAAGGATGGAGTTTCCCAAGCTGATCGAGCACTTCAAACGCTGGACTGCTGCGAATGGTTACGGGCACAACTCCCGCATCTACATCGAGCCGAAGGCAAACGGAAAATCAATCACCCAATACCTCAAGACGCAAACCACGTTGAACGCTATCGACGGGAAAGCTACCAACGATTCAAAAACCATTCGCCTAAATGCTATCTCGCCGAAGGTAGAAGCTGGAAAGGTTGTGCTTGTCAAAGGTCATTGGAATGCTTCTTTTATTTCTGAAGTTACAGCGAACGAGCCGATACATGATGACATACGCGACTGTCTCGTTGCGGCAATCGAGGACAAGTTAGTTCGCAATAGCAACTACGGCCATTACAAGGTGTGGTAAATCCAACATACAACAAACTTTTTTAACTTTTTACACCTACCATATATGACGATGGACGAAATGAAATTTAAACGTTCCTGGGCTGAGTTTACGATCAGCGATTACCAGCAATACAGCGAGATCAAAAACGATCAGCTTGACGATACCGACAAAGCAATCCGTCTGTTATCGTTCCTATCCGGGCAAGACGCAAAGGAATTTCACCAATTCACTTTGCTTGAGCTATTCGAGAAATTAAATAGCCTTTCTTATTTGGCTGATAAACCAATCGGGGCCGTCAAACCTATCTATCAGCTTGCCGGACGGAAGTACAAGCTGACCGATCAGATCGAGCAACTGACCTCCGGCCAATACATCGACCTGGAGCAACTGTTAAGCGATCCCGACAAGCTGGACGAGAACATTCACAACATCATTGCTATCCTGTTGATCCCCTGCAAAGAGAAAACCACCGCCCAACGTCTGACCGAAAGGTTAGGGCTGAAGAAGTGGAACGATATCGAAAGCTACATGGAAACGCCGCTAAAAGAAACGGCTGAAATCGTCTTTAACAATATGTCCATTTCGGATGCCTATGCGATCAGTGTTTTTTTTTGCATGGTATCGAAAAAATTCATACGGATTACGCAGGACTATTTACTTCAAGTGATGAAGAAGAAACTGACCTCTCTTTCGACGATGTTACAAAGCAGTCGCAAGAGCAAGACCTTGATGAAGGAAATGAAACGAATCCAGGAGAAGATGACTTTAATAGAAAATGGGGTTGGGTTATTTGCATCGACCGTGTAGCGAATGGCGATCCGCTCCGTTGGGATGCTGTTACGAATATGAAGGTTATCGAATTTCTCAACGCTCTCTCCTTCATCAAAGATCGCCACCTCTACGAATCGGAACTACAGAAAAAGGAGATGCAAAAGTATGCCCACTGATATAGCTACCAAAATTACCGACGCGGTTAAAAGCTCTTTCAATAAAGATGGCTCCCTGATAGTGGATGAACTGAGACAAAAAGTATTACAGGCCGGAAAACTCGCTACAGGCAATCTATACAATTCGATCACCTATAACACGGATGTATATGATACACTCGTCATCCTGGAGATCAACGCTGCCGACTACTTTAAGAATGTGAATGACGGCAGGGGACCAGGAAAGAAGTTCCCACCCATTGACAAGATTCTCCAATGGGTGCAAGTCCGGGGGATCACGCCCCGCGCTGGTTTGAGCGGAAAGAAACAAAGACCATTGGCGCGGGCACAAAGAGACCTGGCTTTCGTCATTGCTCGGGCAATCGCTAAGAACGGAATCCTTCGCGCTGATCTGAAAAGCGGTATCGGTCCCATCATCGATAAGATATCGGGGAACGTAACGGACGCACTCAACGAAACAACAAACGATATTCTCGCTGACATGGCGAAGACTTCATTTGCTAAAAATAAAATTGGCTTTACTGCAAACTTCAAATAATGCTGACAATATTATACCAACCAGGGCAAGCCTTCAATTCTGCTAATAACGATGTATTCTATACCGTTAGTGGCACTACGTATCTCGCTCCTAATACGGTGGGCTACCAATATGTTGCCAATATCTTTGAGGTGGGTTCATCTACTCCTATCTGTACGATGACTGCTTTCCCTGATCCTGTATACGGGTACGGTGTTTTTAATTTGCAAAAGATCGTTTCGCAATTGGTGTCTTACGACTACTTCTTTGATGACAGCGGGGAACAACCTTTTCAATTGTGTCCAAATTCTTGCATCGAATTATATTTGACCTTCTCCGAACAATACACAAGCGGGACCACCTTCGTACAGTCCGGCGCGTTAGCTACCAGCAACAGCACATATTTTATTAACTCGTCCCTTCCCTTCCTTAACGAAGATCAGGGAGTAGAAGGACAGGAGGCTTTGATATCTTACATACCTGGATCATCTGGCAATTATAATTTTCTGATTGGAGAAGATAGAGACTTGGTGACATACTCAACTTATGTAACCCAAAGTCAATGGCTCTATTTCATCAGCTACAATCATTCAGCGCAATATCTAAATATCGTTACCTATAATGAGGCCGGGGATCAGGTTGGCGAGTATAAAGCGACAAATCCAAATGTAGAAAGCAATGGGGTGCAGGCTGTAGATGCGGGTTACGGGCAATTGTCAAACTTTGCAACACACGGAACCTACACAACGGTAAGCGGCCCGGCCATTTTGTTCGGTGGTGGTGACGAGACAAGTTACACCCTTACAATATCTAACTCGGGGACCACTGCAATCGGTGGGCCGGTCTCCTTCAACATCGAGACGGATTGCGGTAAATATGCTGCGTTGGATTACTCCGTTTATTTCCTCAATAGCTTGGGAGGATTTGATTCCTGGTTGTTCAGTAAGAAGAATCAGACAACAACCAAAAAGCAGCAGTCCCAATATAAAAAGACAATGGGAACGCTGAACCCGGACGGCAGTTATACGGTTCAAACCTACGAATCGAATACCGTCCCTTATTATACGAAGCTGCAAGATACGATTGACTTTAACACGGATCAGCTTACGGATAAGGAGGTAACATTCCTAAGAGATTTGTTTTCTTCTCCTGCCGTCTACATCCAGCAAGGAAACGCTGACGGTCCCCTGATCGCGGTTACTGTAGTTCCAAATGATAACCCCGTCAACAAGGTTGTCAATAAGAAAATATATAACCTCAACCTAACCGTCGAAACCTCTTACAACGATTTCCGCCAACCTAGATAATGAAAAATAATAGTTCAAAAAATACACGACTTTTTTTAGAAGGCCAGGAAGTTGATTTGCTGGACGAGATTTCTATTACCGCAAACTTTGAAATTGCTTCGGTTAAGGATATCACTAAGAAATCGTCTAACTATTCCAATACCATTACTCTACCCGGATCGCAGAATAATAACAGGCTTTTCAATTATTTCTTTGACATAAAAAGTACCGGCGCATATTTCGTAATTCCTGAGACCTATACTGCAAAGGTTTCGAATAACATCCCTGGTCTTGCAGTTGTGGCGGTCAACCTGGAGGGGAACACGTTCAACACTTATGACGGGTCAACCCTGGTAACGCCGATAACAAACGGAACAAATCAGACCTCTTTGCATGATCAAATCAATTTCGTGAATTGGTCCGTTGAGGTGTCAGGCAACACGTCCGGCTATGTCAGTTTCAAGGTTAATGGTACGACGATCCAAACCAATAAGGTAACGTCAACAGTCAACACGTATTTATTTCCTTCGGATCAATATCTATATACTGATATTCTGGAAATCGATTTTTCAACAACAAATCCGGGGCTTGGTGGAAACATCGGGTACAATCTGGATTTCAAAAAGAGAATGAAAGCCTATGTCCTGCAAGACAGTCAAATTGTTTTGGCAGGCTATGCGAAGTTAGTAGGAGCGACGAATGTAGATGGACTGATCGAATACCAAATTCAAATTACGTCCGAACTTGGCGCCTTGAATGCACTACTTGCGAATCAGCGTTTACAAGACCTCTATACCATTACAGACAACGCCGGCAATATAGTAGATTTGGATTCGCCGTACGATCATCAACTCATCATCGGCAATATTACAAGTTCATGGTTTGGTAACACGCCATATGTCTATCCATTGATCGAATACGGGGACCAGGACAGCACTTCGAACTTCACTTGTTTCTATACGCAGAATTTTAGACCGTGTTTATATGCGATCAATTACATCAACGATATTTTTGCGTCGGTGGGTTATACTTATTCAAGTACATTCCTTGCCAGCACATATTTTAACTCGCTGATCATTCCATTTCACGAAGGAAACTTTACGCTCGTTGATACGTTCGATGTGCAAGCGACTTCTAACATTGGCTCGGCAATTACATTCCCTGCCTATTTATCGGAAGAAGAAGAACCTGCTCCATATACGAGCGGCGCAACGTCTGCGCAATTTGGTAACGTCGATGCAAGCGATCCTTACAATCTATATAACGCTACCCTGGGTAATTATAACCCCGAGCAAGCAGGAACTTATGCCGTATCTGTGCAATACGCTTTCAACCTCACATTTGAGCCGGTTGATTCGGGACGGCAATTGCAAAACCCGCTGATTGGAATGTTTGTAACCGTGAACATCTATGACACGGCTAACCCTATTGGAGGCGCGCCGTTGCAGACAATTGATTTGTGGGAAACGGAGTTAATCACCGGTGCTGTTACTTTCGACGGGGAGCCATACTTCGAAGGGGTAACCGTTACATCCGATACATTCAATGTGAACTTTGCGGATATACCGATCTTCCTGACTGCCGACGATCAATATTTCGACGTTCAAATTTCTTGCGTTGCGGTAATCAACGAAGCGGAGCCAAGCGATCTTTTCCCTTATTATGGCGGTGGTGGGTATTCTGACGGATTCATCTATTGCAATTTGCTGAGGGATACGCCGTCTGATCTTCCTGTTATCGAGATGCAACGGTCTACGATATTGGACGGGCAATATCTTCGGTTCAAAGACTTTGTTCCCAAGAATATCAAGCAAACGGATTACCTAAGTTCTATAATTCGTCTTTTTAATTTGTATTTAGAACAAGACCCGGTTATCCCTAAGCATTTCAATATCTACACCCGCGACGAATATTTCGCAAACCAGGACACATTGGATTGGACGAAGAAAGTGGATAACCTTGCTCCTTTCATCGTCAAGCCGATCCCCGAGCTGGACGCGGCGCAATTGCAATTCACCTATGCAAAAGATGATGACTTTTATAACAAATATTACGAGAGTTTATACAACGGCTTCTCATACGGCGAACTCCGTTTGAATACAGGTTACGAGTTTGCCCCTGGTATAAAGAACGTCATGAAAGACCTGATCTTTGCGCCGACGATCCCCGTACAATCCGCAAATGATATGTTTCCATCGGAAGGGCCGATTGAGATCATGAATACCCCTTTCACTGACCCGGTTGAAAATTCGAGCAACACATATATTCAAGCTGCTGGATACTACGCCGTGAATGGAAACAGGTCTGGAGAAGTTGGGGGAACGCCTCCTATTGTAAATAACTTCTCGGGAACAAAATTCGTTCGCGCGAAGGTTGGTACAAAGATTTCCTATTGGGGAAATATATATACCATTATTGGGGTTTATAATGACTACTGTTTCCAGGTGGATCGTACACTCGTGCGTCCGGTTATTTCACCACTAACGGAGAACCAGGTTAACGGGACGTACTACGCCACAAATGACGGGTTCAATTACATTACTGATTCTAACGTCATCGTGCCAGTTATGGCGGAGACCCCGGATAATGGCATCACCTTTAAGCCCCATAAGAGCAAGCCACGCATTTTGCTTTTCTCGAAGATCAGCGGGGGCAACAATAAATGTAATCCGTTCACTATCCAGTATACCCCTCAGCCAGCACTTGCCTTAACTGTAGGGACATACTATTATTTTGAGCCGGGTAGTCCATTCGTGACAACGAACAGCGGCGCTGAAACATGGACACAATATCCATTCTGTTCGCATCTTGATGATCCGACCAACCCGACCAGGGATTTGCTCTTTGCAGAACCCGACGAGTTATTTTTCACGCTGCCGGTTGATTATCCGACGAGAAATTTATTCAGCCGTTATTGGCTCAATACAGTCAACGAGATCACTGACGAATCGGCGAAGTTCGTAGACTGCAAATTAAAATTGAACTCAATCGACATTTCAAATCTTGACTTGTCGAATATCATAGCAGTGGACGGGACGAATTACCGGGTTAACTCTATCAAAGATTATGCTTCAGATGATAGCGTTACCACTCAGGCCGAACTAATTCGGCTGCCATTATTCCAATTCACCACCGACCCGGCCACTCTCAACCTCTATGCAATCGGATCGCTGGACGTTGCTTGCGACAATTTCGAATTGACTTCGGTTTCAGTGGTTGATCCGGACGGGGTGGATATTGATTATTACAAGTGGACACAAATAAGCGGTCCCAACACGGCAACCCTGGCAACGCCGAACGCATATAGCACAGAAGTTACAAATCTTGAAGTCGGTACTTACGAATTTAATTTATATGTTACGACTAACTACGGTCTCAGCACCAATCAGCAGATTTCAGTTACTATAACCGCACACTCAGCCGCCCCGACCGTAACGGCAACAAATAACGGACCGATCACCTTGCCAAGTTCAACGGTTGAATTGCTTGGTACAGCTTCGGGCAATTCGTGCGCGGATGTTGTCTTTACTCAGTGGACGCAGATCAGCGGTTCAACATCTGTTATCGAAAGCCCTTACGCACTGAATACGTATGTAACGGGAATCACCACAGCGGGAACTTACGTTTATAGATTCACAGCCGTTGACAATTACGGCATATCTGGAACGACAACGACCGCGGTAACTGTTTACCCGGCTCCAACCGTAACGATTCAAAACTTTGTGAATGGTAATACCTTCAATGTTTCAGGGATCAACGGGCTTACACAAGTCGGATCGCAAGGTCTGCCCCTGGTAGGTGATGGAACATATTATGGAACTTACTCATCGTTCACTGGAGTTATCAGCATTGACATAACAGGCCCAACGCTGCCGATCAACACGCTGTATGCTGTTCTCTTTAAGAATGGCACATCAGTAAGTTGTATCGATGTGAACGCAACCGGCTCCTATAACTTCTCATCTGAGACGTTTAACGGAACGGATACGATCAGTATCATCTTTACTACTGGGCAGTGCAGTGGAACAAGTACCAGCACAAGCAGCACAACAACATCATCGACGACAACCACAACTTCGACCACTACAACAACCACATCGACAACATCGACCACATCAACGACTACGACAACCACGCCTTCGCCAACGGTGGTAATTCAGAACGGTATCAACACAGCCAACATTACCTCAGTAACAGGGATCAGCGGCCTAACCCCTTCCTTCCCTGGTATCACTGGCAGCGGGACATATTCAGGATATCATTCAGCTTTCACCGGCTCAATTGCGGTGACGGTTACGGGATCAATCCCCGGTGGTCCTGAAACCTTTTCTATATCGCTAATCAAAAATGGTGTTCTTGTCGATTGTATCAATGTGACAGCAACGGGAAGTTTTACATTATCATCGACCAGCTATTTATCAACAGACAAAATAACAATTCAATTAGGCACAGGATCATGTTAATACTCACAGCACAACCGAACGTAATTCAGTACGCATGGCAAACAAGGGTACAGATCGTGAACATGCAGCAATATGGTTATGACCGGCTTCTTCATGTCCTGGTCCTGGCAAAAGAAGATGAGCAGATCGACCCGATTTGGCTGAGGCTGAAAGAAGATTTTCCGCTGGTCACTTTCCATTGGTATAGGGACGAGGATAATCTTTACGAAACGACTATCAACAAACTGCGATATGAATCCCTGGTAAGGCCATATGTGCTGATGAAACATTATAGTCTCTTTCCTGAGCTATCCGGGCAACCTGTTTTCTACATCGATTCGGACGTTCTCTTTGTGAAGGAGATCGATTTCGAAAAGCTGCTGCAAGACGATATCGTTTATTTGTCGGATACGGTATCCTATATAGGAGCAAAGTATTTTGATTCGAAGAGCGGTCAGGTGATTTTAAACAAGATGCACGACTACAGGAAAATTGATGTACTCAATGAATGCGCGAAAATATTCTCTTTAAATAGAAATATAATCCAAGCAAATGAAGAAAGAGCGGGAGGGGCGCAATATCTGTTAAAAGGTATTGACGCGGATTTTTGGAAAGATGTGTTGGCAGGATGTATAACCCTGAAACGGTATTTGCAGACAGTCAACAATGAATTTTTCATCAATGAGAACGAAGGCTTTCAAAGCTATTGTTCTGATATGTGGGCAGTTTTATGGTCTCTCTGGAGAAAAGGAATTGAAACCCGCATCACTCCCGATCTTTCCTTTGCTTGGTCAACTGATCCAATTGACATTTTAAAATCGAGATCACTGTATCATGACGCGGGGATGACCCCTTTCTTCAAAAACGGGTTTATGAAAACTCACTACAGATTGAAAGTACCCGGAACAGTGAAGGCCGATTATTTCAACCAGCTTTTTTGCACGTCCTGGTACGTCCAACAAATTGAAAAAGCCTTTTTAAATTAATCTTATGCCCGACGAAATAATACAGTCAGTCAAAGTAGATACAAAAGATGCCGTCGAATCCCTGGAGAACTTAGGAACGGAGTATCAGAAGGCCGGTAAATCCGCACAGGATGCAGGTGAAAGGTTTGCTTTCACTAATGAGGAGCTAATGGCCGAAACTGAAAAATACAATCAGATCGCCGAGAAATCCACAGCAATTAATAAAGAACTTGCCAACGCTAAAAAAAGTGTTGGATCAGCTACGGAACAAAATACAAGAGCATTAGCCGAAAACACTGCCGTTACCCGTGAGGCAAATGTTCAAGGGACTGCATTGCTTGGTACAATGTCCAAACAAAGAATCGCATTCCAGGACTTCGGACGGATTCTCACCGGACAAGGGTTTAGCTTGCGTTCCATCTCATCTAACTTTGCTCTACTCGGGCCAGCCGTAACAATAGCAGCCGTTGCCGTTGGTGCGTTGGGATATGAGGTGTACAAGTCTTACACCTATTACAAAGACCTTAACGATATTACCAAGCAGTACGGAAAGACGTTGGCCGAATCAGCTCCCGCACAAGCTGAAACCATTGTGAACGTTCAAAAGATGAACGATCTATTTTCTGAGGCTCAGGCTGGTTTGGTTTCCCGCACTGATGTACTGAATGAATATAATAAGCAATTCGGCGATTCGATTGGTAAGGCTAAGACCTATAACCAAGCCGAACAATTGTTTATTGATCGGTCACCGGATTACGTGCAAGCAATGGAGCAAAGAGCAATTGCAACGGCTGCGTATAAGCTGGAACAGGAAGCGTTAACCGACAAGATAAAAAGCGCAACCGAACAAGGATTGAACGGCTGGCAGAAAACCGACTTGTTCTTTACCCGTGTCTTTCAAGGCGCTCAGAAGGCTCAGAATCTATCTAACGCTATGTTGGGTAAGAACCGCGAAGATGCGCAAACCCTGGTAGACGAATATTCCAAGATCGGTAAAGCTGCTGAGGATGCAGCCGCATCGATTGACAAAGCATCCGGCATCGATACACTTGGCAAGGGCAAGGATAGTAAGAAGCAAAAGAATGATGAATCATTAGCCGAACAGAAAAGATATGTCGAGGAAAGCCAGAAGATCGAGGAAGATGCGGAACAGAAGGCTGTAGAAACTGAGCAGATCAAATATGAAAAGATAAAGTCCGATCTCGAAAAGGCTGGTCATGCTACTGAGGAATTGACACGTCAACATGAAGCGAATATTGACGCGATCCATAATGAGTTTGCTGAAAAAAGGTTTGAGAAGGCGCAAGCTGACCACGCCAAGAGACAACAGGAGATAAAGGATCAGCAGCTTAAAGCTGAACAACATCTACAGGAGATCGAGAATCAGATATCTGCACACTATAACAAGGATCAGAATATCGAGGTATCTGCACGTCAAAAGGCTCTCAATGAAGCGAACGCATTTTATGAAAAAGAGAAGGCTGCGCTTGCTGGTCATGAAAAGGAATTAGAGGCTTTGGAGAAGCAGCATAAGCAAGAACTTGCCGCAATCAATAAGGATTTCGACGATAAGCAATTTGCTCAAGAAGCGACCGCAGACGCGAAGGAACTGAAACGAATAAGCGAATTGACTGCAAGGGATGATCGGAACCGAATTGTCCAACTGCAAAAAAAGAAGCATGATCTTGACACGGCTAGGGATATGTTGGATACCTTCTATGATGAGGGAGTAATATCTTCCGAACAATATACTCAAAAGGTCGAGGCTCTAAGCAAGGCAAGAACACAAATCACCCTGGAGGAATTATCTGCCTACGCTGGCTATGCAGATCAGGTTGGGGGTTCACTCAACAAGATCGGGGCCGCGCTCGGGAAGAGTACTCAGGCCGGGAAAGAATTTGCCATTGCAGGAGCAACCATTGACGCAATATCCAGCGCGGTTAAAGCCTACAACTCTATGGCAGGAATCCCCGTTGTTGGTCCCGCTCTTGGTGCTGCGGCTGCTGCTGCTGCACTTCTGGCCGGGTATGACAATGTGAAGAAGATCGCAGCAACCAAAGTACCCGGTCAGGGTGGATCGTCGGGATCGGGGGCCGGATCATCTTCATATTCCAACGGCTCCCCTGGTGGTGGGGGTTCGGCTCCTTCTCTTGGCGGTGGAAATGGTCGCGCTATCCAGATCGCGCCGCAAAGCATCAGTCAAATGAATAACAGCCGCTCCGGGGGTACTGAACCCGTGCAGGCTTTCGTAGTAGAATCTCAAGTAACCGGATCACAACAAAGAGCGGCAGGATATAGAAACGCCGCATCGATCTAAAATAATTTTATGGAAAAGAAAGTTAAGAAACCCGTTTTTAAATTGGTGATTAGTGATGACACGGACGACCTCACAGGGGTCAGCGTTGTCAGTCTTGTAAAAGACCCCGCTATCCTTAGAAACTTTGAAAAGTTCTCAGCGAACAGTAAACCGTTCAAATTTACCATTCAGGATAAGGCGCGACAAATTGTGTCCGGTCCTATAATGATTGCCGATCTGCCGATCTATAGAAATGAAAAGGATTCGAGTGGCAAGATCATTGATGAATGGTATGTGGTAGCTGATGCCGCAACTATCGAAAAGGTAGTAAAGAAATATTTCAAGATGCAGCGCACCACAAATGTAAACCTTGAGCATTCTGGCACGTTGATCCCTGGCGTGTATATGTTCGAATCAATGATTATCGATTCTACTCGGGGCAATCGTCCCCCTGTAGGATATGAAGATATTGCTGAGGGTTCTTGGTATGGCTCTTTCACTGTTGATAATCCTGAAATATGGAAAGCAATTGAAGAAGGAGATTTTCAGGGGTTCAGCATCGAGGGATTATTTGACTACGCAAAAATCTCTATGTCACGCAATGATGCAAAATCTGATCTGCAACTTTTCGATGAACTGAAAAGCATTTTAGATCCGTTTTAGTTGTGTGCTGGCTTTGAACAAATTTGAGTTTCTTACACATACCTATATGTAGGCCAGTTTTCGGCCTGCTTTCCCAATTATTACAATATGTCCAAAATACTTGATGCTTTGAAAAAAGCAAAGGCCATTTTATCCTCAGTTAAGTTAAGTCAGGAGCAGTTAACAAACGGTTCACTGATTAAATATGATGGGGACCAAATCAAAAAAGGTACAACCGTGTATCTGATGGATTCAAACGATGATTGGTCTGTACTGGCTGATGGAGAATATGCAACGAAGGGCGGGGACAAATTTACTATAACTGACGGTCTCGTTACTGCCGCTGATTTGAAAGCCGCTACAACTGACGAGGACACGGACAAAAAGCCCAAAAAGCAGGCTCAAGCGAAAGACAAGGAAACCGGCGATAGCGAAAACGATAACGGAGATGAGGGAGTTGACGAGCCGGAAGGAAGCACTTTCGATGATTTCGATGACGAGTTTGAGGACGAGATGAGTGCAGAGGCTAAAAAGCCTTATGGTAATGTTGACTATGCCGACAAAGGTTATCAGAAAGACAAACGCCAGCGTTACCCGATTGATACGGCGGAACATATCAAAGCCGCATGGAACTACATCAACAAAGAGAAAAATGCTGATCAATATTCTCCCGAAGACTTGACAAAAGTTAAGGATGCTATTGTTGCAGCATATAAAGAAAAGATTGATAAGGCCGGACCGCCTTCAATTGCCAAAAAGACCGAAAAGGACGATGAGGAATTGAGCGAGGACAAGAAGAAGAAAACCGAAAAAGTTAAGGCTGCAAAAGCATCTTCTAATTTCTATAAGGCCGAAGTAGTCAAGAGCGCAAAGAAAATCCGCGCTGATAACAGCATCGTTTCCCCTCCAGGGGCCGGGGCTGATCTTCCTGATGACGAGTTTGACGATTACGATGTTACCGATCCTGCTGTATCCGCAGTAGTGAACATTTCGGATTACATCGACGCAAAACTTCAGCCTCTCTATCAGCAGATTTGGGACTTACAGAATATCGTTTGCAATCTCAAGGATTTATTGACCACTCAGCAAACGACTTCTTCACAATTCAAGACTTCACTTTCTGCCGTAATTGAAACCGTTGAGGCAATTGCAAATGAGCCAGCCGGTGAGCCAGTTGAAAATGAAGTTACTCCTTTTAGAAAGCCTCAGACTTCGGCAAATACAAGCAAATTCTTCAAGGTAATGCAAGCCGCTAAAGAGGCAGAAGAAGCTGCAAAGAAAAAGTAATCACACACATTAAAATTTAAAATTCTCACATATGGGTTATAATGTCGCCACTTTGCCTGCGTACGTTGAACAGCAAGAGTATCCGCTGATTCACAAATCGCTTTTCAGCGCAAAGACACAGAAAATCGTTCGTAAGCAAAAAGGCATTAAGAGCCAAGCAACGATCAACATCATGGATGATACCTCTACCTTCCAGCCGGGTGGTTGCGGTTTCAATCCTTTGGATACGACTACGCTTTCTCAGCGTACTATCACTGTAGGATATATCAAGGTTGATAAAAACTGGTGTCCTTCTACACTGAATAGCATCTACGCACAAACGCAGTTAAACGCCGGTTCTTACAATGAAGAAATTCCGTTTTGGGATGTATTCACTGAGTTGCAAGCTGGCATCATTGCTCAACAGCTTGAAACGGCTCTTTGGCAGGGTGACGTTAACAGTGCTAACGCTAACTTGGCTCAGTTTGATGGATTCATTAAGCAGGTATCGGGTTGTACGGGTTATGTAGCTGTATCCGGGTACACTGGAATCACTACCTCCAATGCAATCGCTGCATTCATGGCAGTATATCAGGCTATCCCCGCACAGGTAGTTGATAAGAAAGACGCTGTTATCCTTTGCGGCCTGGATGTTTTCAAAACATTCACCGTTGCATTGACTAACGCCAACCTATTCCACTATGAGAATGCAAATCCATCAGATTTTGAAATAGTCTTGCCGGGTACGAATATTAAGATTATCGCGTTGAACGGATTAAATGGTACTGGCAATATTTATGCTGGTCGCTTGTCCAACTTCGTTATGGGTGTTGACCTTGAAAGCGAAGATACCGATTTCGATTCCTTCCGTATGTGGTGGTCTCAGGACTTCCAGGAAGTGAGAATGACGGTTAAGTTCAAAGCAGGTGCAAACGTTGCTTTCTGTAACGAAATCGTATGGCTGCAATCGCAGACTAACTTCGGTGGATAGTCGATACCATTTCTGTTTTCTTCTTTTCTAATTATTTAATTCTTTCAATATGTCATGTAGCCTAACACAAGGTTTCCCTTTAGCGTGTCGAAATGGGGTGGGTGGTATCAAAGCCATCTTCCTTACCGAGCAATCAAGTCTCGCAAGTTTGAGCGCATCGGGGGGAACCGTAACGGCAATTACGTTGACCGGGGGAGCGCAATTCTTTCAGTACTCTTTGAGAAAGGCCACGAGTGAATATACTGAAACCATCGAAACGAACGAAGCGAATGGATCAGTTTATTACAAGGATGATATCAAGGTGGTTCTTTATCAGCTTTCGGCTAACAAATGGTCTGAATTTAATTTACTGGCTCAGAATCTTCTATTGGTTATCATCCTGGATAACATGGGTAACTATTGGTTGACGGGTACAGTAAACGGAGCACAGCTTCAGACTTCATCAGGTAAGACTGGTAAAGCGTTCGGTGATCTCAATGGTTACGATCTCGCTTTCCTTGCTGAGGAACCGCAGCCAATGTATGCTGTTCCTGCCGCCCTGATGCCCGCACTCCTTGCATAGTCACCATTGCAGGGGACTACACAATTTGCTGTTTTTTTGATCGCACATATATTAAGAACGTCCTGCATTTCCATGCGGGACTTTTTTTAGTCTTTCCAATTTTCTCCATCCTCCTTAACACCATGCTAAGGAATATTAAGCCGGAAAAATGCTTATAATCAATCAAAATAGCCTCAATAAACTTGTCGTAACACTTTTTGCGGAGGATGTTCTCACTGATAATAATATTTATCTGTTTGAGTTTATCAACCTGACAACAAACGGTTACTTCTATTGCGTTGCGACTGATGTAAGCACGTCCCCGTATAGACACAATGATTTTTGTATCACTGAAACCGGCCCGTCTGGATCAACTGATCCCTACGCCGGGCAAGTGAACCTTCCTCTCCCTGGTCAATACTCTTACAACGTCTATGAGAATCCTGAATCTGTTCTATCTCCTTCAGGACTTCACCGCGTCGAATGGGGCAAGCTCCTGGTAGTTGGTGTGACAGCTACCCAATCGGCTTTCCAAAGTGCAGTCAATCCCAACCTTGTCGCCTACAACAATAATATCTACAACTCCTAAATATGGATCAACAACCTTTTACAGGCACAGCCCAATCTTCTAAGCCGTTAACCGCAATTGACGCGGCGAAGGAAAATATAATCAACCGTTACGCGAATCGGGTTGCCTTCTCTATCCAGCAGCCTAGTTACGTCCTTCCGAAGATGAAGGAGAACAAAGCGAACGGTGGGTATCTTACCTATGGCGACGATAACAAGTACCCGGATTACCTTTTAAATGCGTTTATGGGGTCTTCGCTCCATCAGGCTATCATTCTGCGTAAGGTTGATGAAATCGTTGCTAATGGTCTCTACGTGCCGATAACAACGATCCCGAGTGGTAACACAGCCGTTACCAAGAATGTCGCGGCGATTAATGAGTTTATCAACTCCTGCAACAGGTCAGGTAATTCCCTTAATGAAGTGTTCCGAAAATGTTGCCTTGACTATGAAATCTATGGCGGGTTCACTCTACAAGTTATTTATACGAAGGGATCGACGGCTAAGAAACCGCAAATTGCTGAGATCAGATATATAGACCTGAGAAAGTTCCGCTTCACTTTGGATGCGGATAAATTGCGCTATGCAAAGGATTGGTCGCTTCAAAGAGTAAAGACGATTGATTATGATCTGTATGATGAAGCTGATCCTACCGGGGTGAAGATATTCTATTATAGCGGTACACTAACCCGCGAATGGTATCCCGTTCCCCAGTACATCGGATCGATCCCCGCAATTGAAACGTCGATTGAGATAGCGAACTTCAACCTCAACCAAATTCGCAATGGGTTCTTTCCATCGATTATGGTATCATTCCTGAATGGTGAGCCGACTGAAGAAGAAAAGGCTTTTATTGAAAAGAAGATGACCGATAAATGGGGCGGATCGTCGCAAGCTGGTAAAGCGATCTTTACGTTTGCAGACAACAAGGACGCGGCCCCCAAGATCGACACAATCGAGCAGCCGGATTTAGATAAACGATTCATCAACTTGCAGACTTCTGTAAGAGATGAAATCTTTGTCGGTCACCGTGTCACTACTCCCGCAATCTTCGGGGTGCAGACGGCTGGTAAACTCGGGCACGGATCGGAGTACTTGCAGGGGTATAGCATTTTCCAGAACACCTATGTAAAACCTCAACAGCGCATATTGCTGCAACTCTTTAACAAGCTGCTTGGCATAAACTTCAAAGGATGTGATTTACAAATCCTCCCAATCGAGCCGATTAATACCGTGTTCACAGATGAAACGCTCATTGCGTCACAGATGACAAGTAGGGAAATTCGTGAACTGCTTTACAAATGGGGTTATATCACTCAGGTTGCAATTCTCAACGATGAAAAGGTTATCGGTATCACCAACGTTAAACCGGCTCCGAACAAGACAAACGACGAAGCGGAACCCGCGAACAACGTTCCGCCGCCAGGAGAAAAGAACATTGGTGATTCTACTGATCCCTCATAAAAAATAATTCTATGCCATTAAATCCGCTTTCATACAATACGCTTTTCATTGATGAACCCGCTCTAAAGGCGCAAGGTCTGATTAATGAAAATGTGGACATGAAGATTCTAACGCCGGTGATCAATCTGGTTCAACGGAAATATCTAACCCTGATACTGGGTACGGGATTATACGTCTACCTACAAAATGGAATTATCAATTCGATTACTCCGGGTACTATCCCTCCAGATGGGGGAGCGCCAACGTGGGGGTATAATTTGCAGCCTCAAGATACTCAGCTTCTCAATATCTATATTCAGCCGTTACTTGTGTGGGCAATCCAGGCTGAGGCTCCGGTTTACATAACCTATAAGATGATGAATCTCGGGGTACAAAAGCAGGATTCAGACAACTCTAAACCTGCTTCACTGGATGAGGTGCAGATGTTGGCGAATCAGGCAAAGGCAAATCGGGATTGGTATGCGTCCCAATTGATCAAGTACGTTATCACCAATCAAAATCTTTTCCCTTCTTATTACAGAATCATCAACAGCGCCGACACTGCCCCGACAGCCAGGCCGTACCGCTCAGGCATCTACCTGGGTAATGGATACGACGATCAGAACGCAGCGGACCCCCGTTGGTATTTCAGATAATATTTAAACTATTCAAATGGCTTTGTTATTCAATAATACGGATGCGAACTTAATGAACCTTGTGCAAATCTTCGGACAGATTGCACAGGACCACGCCCAAGTAAATGCTTTCGGGTTCGGGGACGTTTGGAATATAACGGCTGAGACGGTAAGGAACTATCCTTTACTATGGGTAGAGCTACGCGGCAACAAGATCGGTAACAATACGATTACATACAAGCTGAGGGTCTATTGGATGGATTTGGTTAAGCCTGATATCTCCAATGAAAACGAGATCAAGAGTAACAGCATCATGATACTTAACGGTATCTTTTATTTGTTGCGCGACCTCTACGATCTGGAGCCTGAATTTGATGTTAACGTTGTTCCATTCGAAGAAAAGTTTAGTGATCGCGTTGCTGGTTCTTACGCTGATGTAGATATCCTAGTACCCAACACGTTCGGTTGGTGTGATGAACCTATGAAAGATTGCAGCGCATCAGGCAGCACTTTCGTTCCCTTCCCTGTTCAACCGGGCGGGGGATGTGGTGGTGGTCTGAGTGTGTTGAACAGCCCAACCGTTAGTTTTGATGGGAGCGGGACAACGTGCTTGCCTCTTATTGCTAACGTCAATATATCCGCCTTTCCAGGAAATACCCTGATAGCGAATATTGATGGTCTGTACGTTTCTGGCTCAACTTCGGTGCCTCCATTCTTAGCGTCTACACAAATTGCATTTGGTAGCTCGGGCAACACTATAACGAGCACTCCAGGTCTTACCTGGAATCCTGCAAACGGTTTACAGACCGTTCATCTATTGGTATCAAATACTGCGGGTACTGAAGATTTGATTATTGCTGAGGAAGGATTTGTCGGGCTTGCTGCGGGCAATACAACCTTTGATCTTTCAAACGGAGGTATAGATATTCTAACCGAAGGAAATACCATTTGGACTTCACAGGGCGGATTTGATTTTGCGGGAGCAATTACAGCCACTTCCCTTGAAAGCACGGGCACGACTATGGTAGTCGCAAATTCCAGCGGGTTGTTATCAACACTGCCACTGCCTACGTTTTCAAATGTGTTCGGTGCTGATGATGGCCTTTCTATTAGTGGCACTAATGCAATACTGGGCGGAGTAACGTTGACGAATAAGACCATTGATCTTTCAGTCAACAACAATTATCTATGGCTTAAGGAATCTCTTGCTCCTTCGACTTACTCACAATTCATCGTTGGTGGGGCAAGTGGTGGAACTGCTCCAGGTAGCACATGGGGATTCCCTCACCCGGCGCTGCTCATTTCTAAGAGCATAACGGCTGATGGAAACAATTCTGTTTTCTTGGAAATGAGTAATCCAGATGCGCCGTCTGGAAGTTCCTATAATGGATTTTTGATCCTCAACTATCAAAACGTTGCCGGTCAAGTTCAGCCGAATATTCGTGCTGCTTCTAATGCTTTAGCCGGTCAAGGTGGTGCCTTTAATTTGGACCTTGCAGGACGAGATAGTTATAGTGTGAATGGATATCAGGATAACTATTCCCATTTCTCCATTTGGTATTATGATTACGATCAGTATTTCTATACCAATCCAGGTGCGCCCGGTCCTATGCTGAATAGCGACTTCGTTAACTTCAACAATGGTCAAGGTGGTGGTGCAGGATCGACGAGATTCTTCATGATCGACAAGCATTACAACACACTACTTGGGAAAGGTACATGGAATCAAACTCCTGCTTCAACACTGGACATTCAAGATAACGGCTCGGGGCAGACAGGCATTTATCAAAGAGGTGCCACAAGCCCGAACTGGTTTGCCGGTGATACTGTCATTGGCGGTCCGCTCCCTGCTCACTTCGGTTCTACGTATCAGTTAACTGTCAGTGGTAATACTCAGATTACTGGAGTTTTGGAATTGACAGGAATGACAACTCCAGACCAGGACGGCGCGGGTCCGGGAATGATTAGCTGCCAGGGTATACCACTCCTTCACTTTGGAGCCAACGACAGCCAGGATACCTATTCTGTTTATCTTGGTATGTATGCTGGATATGCTGCAAGAAATACTTCCGGCGCTGATGTACAAAGCGCGGTTGCGGTTGGATTTGGTGCGTTGCAAGCCTATACAGGTGTGCAGAACTTTTGGGGTGCTGTATTAGGTACTGGTTGCGGTCAGCAGTTGACTTCAGGTATAGGCGATCTTATTGCTGGATGGGCAACCGCAAATACATCCACCACTCTTAATGGTAGCACCCTTTTGGGGTCTATGGCGGGAATTGTAGTTAATGGTACTGATCTTACTTTCGTTGGTGTGGGTGCGGGTGGTTCTCCCAATTACAGCAGCATATATACCGCGACTGCAACAGCAAGCGGCAGCACGGTTATAGGTGCTTGGGCCGGGTCAGGTCTCAGCCATGTCACAATGGATAATATTATTCTGCTTGGTCGCTTCGCAAATAAGACCACGAATAATTCAGTTGTCTGGAATAACACCACGATTATCGGTAACAGCATCACAACCGATTTGAATAACGTTGCTATCTTCGGTTCAAGCACTCAAGATGTTATTATTGGCAATAGCAATCCGACAGTTGATAACGGTTATAAACTTCAGGTCAATGGTTCAACGTATATCAACGGGAATGCCCTTATTACTTCTCTCGCTTCTACTGGGACTACAATGGTGGTCGCTTCGTCTACGGGTTTGCTTGGTACGCAGCCTATCCCTCAAAATGCTGTATCATCCGTTTCAAATTCTGATGGAACGCTAACGATCTCCCCTATAACAGGAGCGGTTATTGCGTCTTTGAATTTGGCTCATGCAAATACCTGGACAGGCGGACAAACGTTTTCAGCAAGAACTATTTTCGGAGCATCTACTACAGGTCATTCTTCTACTAATTTTATTGCGGGTGTTGCTCCCACAACTCCTATTCCAGGAGACCAGTGGTTTGATGGCTCTAATAATTTCTTCTTTTATTCTTCTGGTAGTACAACCACGTTAGGTATTGCAGCAGGTGCCGAAAACTTTGCAGTGCAAGCGCAAGCCGCAGTGGGAATGAACTATGGAAATACGAATAGTGGTGGTGGTTTTAATCACACTTTTTATGTCGGTGGTTCTCTTTCAGGTACGGCTGCTGCTCGGTTAAACGCATCATCTGGCTATTTGAATATGGCTACTCAAATTGGTGGAAATACCGCACCAACGTCAACATGGTTGAGTATCATTGGAGGAACAACGACCCGATCTCAAATAAATCTAACGGCAGGTGTTGCGCCTACTGCTCCGAATATCGGGGATATATGGTTTGATGGATCATACATAAACGTTGATACGAGTGGTATAACAATACTCCGCAACAATTTGGCTTCGACTGTATCCTCAACGCTAGGAGGACTTATATTGAACGATACAACCCCTGCTACTTCAGCACAAACCCAGTACTCGCCGGGTGTGATATTTAGTGGTCAAGCATGGTCAACCCAATCAGGAACAGGATCGGAGACGGTACAAGCAATGATCGGTTTACAGCCTGTGAGCGGTTCAAGTCCTTCTACCATTACGGGTAATTTGGTATTATCATTTAACATTAACGGCGCGTGGGTCTCACCGTTTGCGTTTTCATCTGCTGCAACAAACTGGAGTTTCGGAGCAGCGGGATTAACCATTAACCCAGTGGGCGGAGCCGGGATTAGTTTATGTTCGTTGCCTGCAACAGCCAATCAATTCCACTATAATAGCGGCTTTACTTTCGAGCAAGTTTTAGCTGTTACAGCAGCAGGCTTCGGAACAAGTTTTATAAATGGTTCTGGAGCGTCAACGAACACCACGGGCAACGTAAATCAATACCAATTCGTTCAATCTTTTGCGCCGACAAGTGGCAGCGGAACGTTCAGTCTTATATCTTTGCAGCCAACGATAAATCAAACAGGAGGAGCAAGTGGAATAACCACTGCGCTTTCTATTTCTCCAACGTTGACCAGTGCTGCTAACTTCTATGCTATTGAGGTATTAGGTGGTAAGATTGTTTCGGCAGCATCTACTACAAATATTGCCTCACTGAATATACCAACCGGGAGCGCACCAACCTCCCCGGTAGAAGGTGATATTTGGAAAACAGGATCACACCTCTTTATTTACTTAAATGGAACAACAGTACAAATTGTATAAGATGAAAAAGGATATAATTGACTTCTTAGGCAATCTAGGAATCACATGGAAATATTTGGCTAATGGCGTAATTGGTGGGGCCGCGTGGTCCTTTCATACCAAGTCAGATATTTTTGATTCGATTCGACAAATATTCATTGGGGGGATGGTAGCTGGATTTACTACCCCTTTGATTGCCGAACGAGTGGGTATAAAATTGGTAGGGTTTTTATCCTATGTGGTTGGAGTGGTTGGAATGGTCGCAATAGATTACACCTATAAACTCGTTGCACGCAAATTAAAGCAGCTTCTTTAACCTGTTATCTCTACCAGGGAAGAAACGCATATAAAAAAGAAAGACCCCGTTTTGTGGGGTCTTTTTCAATTTAGAATAATCGTCGTTTAAGCTGCGGTTTCTGGCACTCGCTTTCTTTCCGCCCGCTTCATTGCAACCTCTTTTGGAGTTAATTTATTATACCGGGCCGCTGTCTTTTCTGCGATATTCAGCATCCAGGCAATTTCACTACTTGTCCCATCCTCAGCGCAACGGTTGGTAATACAGGAGCGCCGGGCGGTATGGTTGCTTATCAATTCACATTTGGGGATTTTGACAGTCCCTTTGACAGAATCAAGATTATACACCTTGAGAAGTTGCAGCTTTTCCCGCATCCTCATAGGAACCTCTCTCTCCAACAACTCAACCATTTCGGTAATCCCTGCCGCTTTAGCAATCTCCTTGATCCTACGGTTAACAACAACCTCATGATATTGGTGGGGTAACTCGCCGTTGTGCTTCGCAAGGATTGCACGGGCGCGGTCTGTGAGGTCAATAGAGGCGCTTTTCTTCTTCGTCTTTTGTTGGAATGAGTAATCAACCGTTCCGCTTTCCAGGTCAATATTATCGCTGTTGATATGCTTAAAATCGGAGATTCTATACCCGACCTCAGCGTTAAATATAAACCGATCCCTGATCAATTCGTCCGCGCCGGTCAGCTTCAATTCCAACATCTTCACAATATCAGCTTCATCAAGATAAACGTCAGTCCGGGCCGAAGTGATTTCTTTACTATCCAGGCGTTTAAAATCTAGCGTCTTACCACACAATTCATAAAACTTTCTCCAATCCTTTATTACCCGGTCAGCATATGAAAGAGCGTAACCTTGCCGGGTAGACCATGCAAGGAATCTGCCCCTTACATCTTCAGTGGTATCATCAAAGGAAAGGTAAGGCTCAAACTCCCTCATTTTCTCTAAGCTGCCGCGCCAATTTTTTATAGTATTTGCTGAGTATGGCCGACCCTCATTCATGATCTCACCGCGCTCAACAGCGTCAATTTTATCTTTAATCACATCGAAAAAGCTGACCGCTGACCGCTGACCTTTTATCTTGCCGTCCTTAGTCTTTAGGAAGGCAATCAGATCATCAGCCAGGACCGTATTTTTTCCCTTAGTAAATTCTTCGATCCAGTCTTTAATTTCCTTTATCCGGTCATTGATCGGGGCGGGGTTGGGATGCTTTTTGGGATTAGCTCTTTCCTTGTCCTTATCCCATAGCTTACCAGGGATAGAATAACCAATGCTGTAAGAGGGGCGGCGATCCGTGCAAACGATCTTCATAATGATGTAGGGATCACCGTCTGCGCGGGGTTGTAGGTTAAAATGGGGTTCGAATATGTGTGTCAT